ACGATATTCAAAAAATAGTTGATTTGCCTTTAACAAATATTCATCCATTAAAAAACATTTCCAAATCGGACATGGAAAGATTAGACATTTACTTGCTAAAAGTTATGAGAAATCCAGACTACTTTCCTTTTACATGTAAGCTTTTATTTGGGATAGACATATTTCCTTTTCAGCACATTATACTTAAAGAGCTTTGGAAAAGACCATTCCCAATGATCATCGCTGGTCGTGGTGCGGGTAAAAGTTATATTCTTGCATTATACTCTATGCTCAGACTTTTGTTTACTCAGGGTTGTAAGATTGCAATCATAGGCAAAGTATTTAGGCAGAGTAAAGTTATATTTGAATACATGGAAGGTCTATGGGCGAATGGCGTTATATATAGAGATATATGTGGTGTTGGCAAAGGTAGAAACAATAGAGATCAAGGCCCAAGACGAGATATAGATAGATGCGAAATGATTGTTGGTGAAAGTGTTGCTATGGCATTGCCATTGGGAACAGGTGAAAAGATTAGAGGTCAAAGAGCTAACTATACAGTTTGTGACGAGTTCGCTTCTATTAGAGAAGACATTTATCAAAATGTGGTAAGAGGTTTTTCTAGCGTAGCATCTAATCCAAGTGAGAAAGTTCATAGGCAAGCAAAAATAAGGTTGATGAAACAGCTTGGTGTTTGGACCGATGAAGATGAAGCACAGGAAAGCAAAATACTTAGAAGCAACCAGAACATAGTTTCTGGTACAGCATATTACTCCTTTAATCATTTTTATAAAACATGGTTTAACTATAAAAGAATTATTGAAAGTAATGGCGACAAAAATTTGTTGGAGCAAATATTTCAAGGCCCAGTTCCAGATGGCTTTGATTGGAGAGATTATTCTATCATAAGACTGCCTGTGGAAATATTACCGCCCGGCTTTATGGATGCTAAACAAATAACTTCTGCAAGAATAAATAGCACTAAGGCGAATTATCTAATTGAATATGGTGCTACATTTGCAACTGATTCAGATGGATTCTTTAAGAGAAGCCTAATTGAATCTTGCGTTTCTGGAAATCCAAGTTCGCCAATTGTTTTACCTAGTGGTGAAGTTTTATTTCACGCTTCTCTTCTTGGCGATTCATCTGTGCAACATGTTATGGCTATTGATCCAGCATCTGAAAGAGATAATTTTGCAGTAATAATCTTAGCACTTTATCCAGATCATAGACGAATAGTATATTGCTGGACTACAACTAGATCTTCGTTTAAAGAAAAAATGAAAAGCGGAATTGTAAATGAAAAAGACTTTTACAGTTATTGCTGTAGAAAAATAAGAAATTTAGCAAAGATGTTCCCCAATATGGTTCGCATAGCTTTGGATAGTCAAGGTGGAGGTATTGCTATTGAGGAAGGCTTACAAGATACAAATAGATTGCAAGATTCAGAAAAAGCAATCTACAAGGTAATTGATCCACTTAAAAGAAAAGACTCAGACGATAAAAGTGGTGAACATATTTTATCAATGATAAATTTTGCTGATCCAAACTGGGTAGTGGAAGCAAATCATGGATTAAGAAAAGATTTAGAAGACAAGACTTTGCTATTTCCATACTTTGACCCAATCTCATTGACTCTTGCACAAGAAGAAGATATGGCAACAGGAAGGGTTAATATGTATGACACCCTAGAAGATTGCGTGATGGACATAGAAGAATTAAAAGATGAGCTTTCCAGCATTGTTCATGTTCATACCCCATCAGGTAGAGATAGGTGGGATACTCCAGAAAGTAGAGATCCAGATGGCAAAAAGAGCAGGACAAGAAAAGATAGGTATTCTGCATTACTTATGGCGAATATGGTAGCCAGAGGATTTCAAAGGATTGAGGTCCAAGATGAATATACTCATACTGGTGGGTTTGCTAGACAGGTTGCATCTCAAAGTGCAGAAGATAAAGAAATGTATATTGGGCCAGAATGGTTTAAAAAAGCTACTAATCATAATTCTGGTTATGGTATAGTTGTTCCTACAAGGTGTAATAATACTGTAGAGTAATCCGATTGCAATCAGATTAGGGAAAATACAATGTCAAATGATAAAGCAATGTTTGTAACTTGGGATGAAAATGATCCAGCTTCAAAAGAAAAGGCATTCGCAAAAGCTAATCATGCAGACTCATTAAGTAGGTCTATTGCAGGAAATTCATTTCAAAATGTGGCCACTAATCATGTTTCAGTTAGGGAATCCTTTGATCGAAGAGATTACGACTTCTTTAGACCAGGCGAACAGATCCCCTTATTTGATAAAGACATCATGCTCGCTTGTATGCAAGCCTATGAACGCATTGGCATTGTGCGTAATGTAATAGATATGATGGCAGAATTTGCTTGTCAAGGAATAGAACTTGTTCATCCAAATGAAAAAATTCAAGATTTTTATCGTGAATGGTTTAAAAAAGTAAATGGATTAGAAAGAACTGAGCGTATTTTAAATATGCTTTATCGTGCAGGAAATGTAATTATAAAACGATCTACTGCAAAACTTAAAAATTCAGAAGTTGAAAATTTGCAAAAGGGTTCAGCAGCAGACTTAGTTGTTGAAAAACCAGTAGCTGTAGCCAAGAATGAAATTCCTTGGTCATATACGATTTATAATCCTTGTACTATTGAAGTATACGGAGAAGAGTTAGCACCATTTCTTGGTCCAAGTTCATTTAGGTATGGCGTTAGAATTCCAGAAATAATTGCCAAAAAACTTAAGAATCCAAAAGAAGAAATAGAAAAAGAAATGCTGTCTGGACTACCCACATCAAATTTTAATTCAAGTATTTCTGGTGGAAAATCAATCCCATTACCAGCAGATAAAACTGTTGCTATTTATTATAAGAGAGATGATTGGCAAGTTTGGGCAAAGCCAATGATCTATTGTATCTTAGAAGATTTGTTGATGCTTAAAAAAATGAAGCTTGCAGATCTTGCAGCATTAGATGGTGCAGTTAGTCATATTCGACTTTGGAAATTAGGTTCTTTAGAACACAGAATATTGCCAACAGAAAACGCAATTGGCAGACTTGCAGACATGCTTTTAAATAATGTTGGTGGTGGATCTATCGATCTTATATGGGGTCCAGAATTAGACTTCAAAGAAACATCTACTGATGTAGCTAAATTTTTAGGTGAAGAAAAGTATAAGCCAATTTTAAATGCAATTTTTGCAGGACTAGGTATACCACCATCTTTAACTGGTTTGCCTACTGGTCAAGGATTTTCAAACAATTACATTAGCCTTAGAACATTAATTGAAAGATTAGATTATGGTAGACAATTACTAACTAGATTTTGGGAAACTGAAATAAAAGTAGTTCAAAAAGCAATGGGATTCAAATTTCCTGCTCAAGTTGTTTTTGATCATCAAACATTACAAGATGAAGCAGCAGAGAAGAGATTGCTTATTGATTTAGTTGATAGAGATATTATTAGTGAAGAAGCAATTCAAGAAAGATTTAACTTTGTTCCAGAAATCGAAAGTGTCAGAAGAAAAAGAGAGCTTAAGAAAAGGGAAAACGATCAAATGCCTAAAAAGGCTGGACCTTGGCATAACCCACAAAGACTAGAAGAAATCAAAAAGCTTTGGGCACAAATGGGTGTGCTTACTCCAAAAGATTTTGGTGTTGAAGCCTCTCAAGAAACAGCACCGCCAAAAGTTCCTCCAATGGGTCAAAATCCAAATCAATCTCAAGACAAGCCTATTGGCATTGAAGGTCAAGGAAGACCAGTTGGGATTAAAGATCAAGAAGTAAGAAAGAAAAAAGAAATAAAGCCAAGGACTGCTGCTGAATTAGTAGAGATAATGTCTTGGGCAGAAGCTGCTCAAAAATCTATATCTGATTTAGTTAATCCAGCTTTCTTACATTCATCAAAAAAGAAATCCATAAGAGAACTATCTTCTGAAGATTTTAATTCTTTAGAAAAAACAAAGTTCCATATACTTTGTAATTTAAGTTATTTGGAAAAAGTGGAGAGGCAAACCATAGCAAAAATTATTAATACAGATATGAAAATTCATGATGATATAAATAAGGTGCTATCTATAGCTACTAAGAATTATATTTCTAAAGAAGGCATTCAACCAAATACAGAAACAAGAAGAAAAATTGAAGCGTCATCTGTTGCAATTTACTTTATAGGCAAACAAGATGAAACCAATAATTCTGATTACCCTATATCGTAGATATCATGAATTTTGTAACAGCATTGAAAACATAGAAAGATATAAAAAATTTTTCAAGGTTAAGCCAGACATATATGTAATATGGTCTTCTCCAGAAAATGGAAAGCTTTGGTTATTTGAAGATTTAATTAAAAAAGATATTATTCAAAAGCTAATTACAAGAAAAGGTTTCCCAAACGAAAATGGAAAACACCCAACATCTTTCTTTGAATCTCACAATATAAGACTAGGATTAGAAACTGTATTTAGAGATCATCCAGACTCATACTGCATAGTTCAAGCAGCAGATGTAAAAATAACAGAATATGGCTTTAATGTTATAGAAAACGAGATGATTTCTGGTGCTAGTGCTGTAACCTTTATTTGGAACAATAGATTTACAACAGATGCTTGGGCAACAAATTGCTTTGCAGTTTCATCTGCTAGAAAATTTTGGCCTCCATTTGTTGAATACGACACAATTGATACTTTAGAAAGATATTGGTATAAAGAATTTGCTAAAAATAGTAAAAAAGATTATATTACAGTACTTGGAAATCAATCTAATTTAATATTTACTCATGAACACAAAAGCGAAAAACTTCCAAAATTTTTAGATAAATTTATTATTAAAAATGAAAGTGTGGGATTGTTTATAAAAGGACAAAAATCTTTAATTAAAAGAATATATGATTTTTGGGTGTATTTAATAGGGAGATACTATGCCAAAGATAAAAGTAATATATGACACAGAAACTTCTGATGTAGAAGTATATATGGGCAAAAAGAAGGTTGATGATATTTACGCAGTTTTTTTGCATCAAGACATTGAAAATTCATATAAGTTTACATTGCAATTATTTAGTGTAGACGATGGCATACTTAAATTTAAGAATGCAGATGTTGAAAAAGAAATAGATAATGTTTTGTTTTTAAGCAAAATAACAAACTATTTTAATTTAGGAGAAAAGAAATGAAAGAATTTGCAATTTTTAAGTCAGAAATACAAGATGGGCTTAAAGAAAAAATTATTTCTAGTATGTCTATTTCTTCTACATGTGAATTGGAAATCTGTGATCCTTTCCTATTAAACAAGCCACTTAGAGCAACAGCAGAGAACAAAAATCAGATGGATCTTCATTATTTGAAGTCTATCTTAGTTACTACTGGCTGGAATAAAAATGATGATGTGTTTGATAAGGCAGAAGTTTGGACTGCAAGAAATACCCCATCTGATAAGCCATTTAATTATGAGCATGATCAAAAACAAATAATTGGCCATATTACTGGATCTAAAGTAATTGACGAAGATGGCAATGATGTGGCAGAAGGAGTTAGTGTTGACGAATTGCCTAAAAAGTTTCACATCTTGACCTCTGCTGTACTTTATAAATTTTGGGAAGATCCAAAAAAACAAGAAGAGATGAATGATATAATCTCTGGCATAGCAAACAACAAATGGTTTGTTTCTATGGAAGCATTATTTAATAATTTTGACTACGCTATGGATGATGGTGTTGCTGCCAAAGTAATTGCTAGAAATGAAAAAACTGCTTTTTTAACTAAACATTTACGAGCATATGGCGGTAATGGTGTCTTTAATAATATCAAAATAGGAAGAGTTTTAAAGAACATCGTCTTCTCTGGAAAGGGGCTTGTCCGCAAGCCAGCCAATCCAGAAAGCATTATTTTTGATGAAACGGAAGCTTTTATTACAAGTTCGGTGTACCAATTAGATGAGACTACAAAGTCAAAGGAGATCATTATGAGCATTGAAGAAGAAAAAATTGAGAATCAAATTGCAGAAGTTACTGAAGAAGTAATTGCTGCTGTTCCACCTCAAGAAACGCCCGAAGAAGAAAAGAAAGAAGATATTGTTGAAGATCCAGCAATTAAAAAAGAAGAAAAAATGAGCGAAGAACAAGCTAATTATATGGAAGATAAAAAGAAAATGATGGCTGAATCTGAAGCCATGAAAAAACAATTGAACATGGTTGTTAACGAACTTAACAACATGAAGAAAGAAAAAAGCATGAGTGATCGTGCAAGCTTGGTAATCGAAAAGTTTGGCATGAATAAAGATGAGGCTACTTTGGTAGTTTCTGCATTAAGTACTCTTAATGATGAATCTTTTGCCACCGCTGTTAGTGTACAGTCTGATTACTTTAATAAAAAAATGTCTGAATACAAATCTGGAAAAACTGTTAATGAAGAAGCACCAGCTAAAGATCCAGAAGAAGACAAAAAGAAAAATCCAAGTGAAAATGTAGAAATTAGTGAAGATCCAGCAGATGTTAAAGCATCTGCATCTATCTTGGACACTGCTGAAGTTAAATCAGATGCTGCTCTTGCAACTTCAGAAAGTTCTAATGGTGTAAAGCAAGTAGCATCGCAAATTGCGTCTTATTTTGGTTTAGAAACATCGGCCACAGAGTAATAAAAGGAGAGACTAATGGCTCTTAAATCTGACCGTAATGTACTTGAAACTGACATTTCTTTGGTTTGCAACGATGTTGTAAGCAAGGGGCTTGTTCTTGTTTATGGTACTCAAGCTTCTGGTGTTGGTAACGAAACTCCAGGAATTGCAACTTTAGTTGTAAACCCATCTGGATATAAAGTAGCTGGTTTGACTTTGGCAAGCTTTGTAAGCATTGACCAAACTCGTCAGCATCGCAACTTTATGAAAGATGAACAAGTAGTTGGCGAAAAAGCTCCATTGCTTCGCAAAGGTTATGTTGTAACTGATGCCGTAGCTGGTACTCCAGCACCCGGTGCTCCAGCATATCTTGTTGGAACTGGTGTTCTATCAACTGTGGTTTCTGCTACTGGTGGTGTAGCTGCTACTCCATTAGTTGGGGCTTTTGCTACTGCAAAAGATGAAAGTGGTTTCGCAAAAGTTTACATTAACCTTCCTGCATAACTTTAAAAAAAGGAGAGATAGTTCCATGAAGACACCAACTCCAGAAATGGTAGACTTGTTGAAAAAGTCAGGCAGCAACAATTATGAAGTTGCTTGTGCTGCACAAGTTGAATTGGCAAAAGCTTTAACCCTCCCTCTTCGTCAGGGTATTGTTAACGGAGATATCGTTAGCAATATTTTTGAAACTGTAAATTTTGCTCCTGGTACTTCGGTAGAATTTCCTTTGGATTTTCTTGCTCCTGGTACTGAGAAAGATTTCGTTGCTTATACGATTCCTGCACAGGGTAAAATTCCTGAGCGAAGCGTAGAAGGCGATTATGTAATGGTTCCTACCTATGAAGTTGGTGCTTCCATCGACTTCTCCCTGCGTTATGCTAGGGATGCAAGGTGGGATATCATTGGTCGAGCAATGCAAGTTCTTGAAGCATCCTTTGTTCGTAAAATGAATAGCGATGGCTGGAGAACTATTCTTGCTGCTGGCGTTGGTCGTGGCCTTGTCATTTATGACGATGTTGCTGCTGCTGGCTATTTTAGCAAGAGGCTAGTTGCTCTTCTCAAAACTTCTATGAGGCGAAATACTGGTGGTAATAGTACCTCGATTAATCGTGGTAAGCTTACTGACCTTTATATCAGTCCAGAAAGTCTTGAAGACATTCGTGGATGGCAGATTGGTGAAGTTGATGACTTTACCCGAAGGGAAATCTTCGTTCAAGAAGAAACTCCACTTCCAAGGGTATTTGGCGTTAACCTTCACGACCTTGATGAAATTGGCGTTGGTCAAGAATTCCAGAAGTATTATGCTGGACCTCTTGGTGCATCTATGCCAGGCAGCAAAGTTGAAATTGTTATCGGCTTAGACCTTGATAAACAAGACAGCTTTGTTCATCCTGTTCGTCAAGAAATTGAAGTTTACGAAGATCCTACTTTCCATCGTCAACGCAGGATGGGTATGTATGGTTTTGGTGAACACGGCTTTGCTGTACTTGATAACCGAAGGGTTCTTCTTGGTGCAGTATAGTGTTAAAATATTAAATAAAATAAAGCAGTCCTCTTTACGAGGACTGTTTTTTTTGTTATATTACTCAAAGGATTTGAAACACTAAAGGAGAATATCATGGCTAAAGAACCAACAATTTTTGAAAAAGCAGCTAATTTTGCAGTAGCATTAACTAAACATGTCGCTACTGGAATGCCAACCCTAACAGAAGATAAAGTAAAAATACGATTAGACATTTGTGATACATGCCCCGAAGTAAATAAGTCTAGTCCTAATTGGACATGTACGAAATGTGGTTGTAATTTAAAGGTAAAAGCTAGTTGGGCTGGACAGGATTGCCCTATTAAAAAGTGGCCAGCGATTACTTAATATATGGTGTATTTATCTTTGGAGAAATAAAATATGCACTTCCAAAGAAACATAACACGAATACAAGATCAAGATGACTTTTCTGGAGTACCAACCTCTGGAGAAGTCGTTTTTTTTGATGGTCAAAGTTTTATTACAGCAGACATTACTGGATATCAAGGATCGCAGGGTAGACAGGGAAATCAAGGTTATCAAGGATTTCAAGGCATAACTGGTTTTCAAGGTTTAACTGGAGCAGGAAGTCAGGGGGATCAAGGTCTAATTGGATTGCAGGGTTTTCAAGGTATTGCAGGAACAATTGGTAATCAAGGCTTTCAAGGTATCGTGGGAGCCATAGGTTCACAAGGATTTCAAGGGAACCAAGGATTTCAAGGTATCGTAGGAACAATTGGTAATCAAGGCTTTCAAGGAGTAATCGGATCTTCTGGTGGAATAACTTTAGCCGTTACTAATTCTGGATCTGGTTCTTATACAATAAATGGTTCAGCTAATCCAATTCTATCTTTTATTCGAGGCCATAGATATGTAATTAATGTTTCCGCAATTGGTCATCCTTTTTGGATTCAAACAGTCTCAGGTTCTTATAGCTCATTAAATATTTATAATGATGGAGTAACAAATAACGGAACAGATAACGGAACAATTATATTTGAAGTTCCTTTTAATGCCCCTCAACTTTATTATGCTTGCCAATATCATTCATCAATGGCTGGTTCTATTGTAGTATCTAATTTAGGTCCAACAGGATCTCAAGGAAACCAAGGTTTACAAGGCAATCAAGGAAATCAAGGAAGACAAGGATTTCAAGGTCACCAAGGAGAACAAGGATTTCAAGGCCATCAAGGATATCAAGGAAGACAAGGATTTCAAGGCCATCAAGGAGAACAGGGCTGGCAAGGAGAACAGGGTTATCAAGGATTACAAGGAATAACTGGTTTTCAAGGTGTTGAAGGTGTAGCTGGAATAGATGCATTATGGAACTTCACAGGTGCTTACAATGGCGGTGCAGCATATGCCGTAGGTGATATAGCAACCTATTTAGGGCAAACTTGGTATCGTGTAAATTCTAATGGTGGGAATGTTGGTGATGCCCCCATAGAAGGAACTTTTTTATGGACACTGATTTCTGCAAAAGGAGATCAGGGTGATCAAGGCTCACAAGGAAACCAAGGTGAACAGGGATCGCAAGGTAATCAAGGAGATCAAGGTTCACAAGGAAACCAAGGGGATCAAGGAGATCAAGGTTCACAAGGAAACCAAGGAGAACAGGGTTCACAAGGAAATCAGGGTGATCAAGGTTCACAAGGCAATCAAGGGGAACAGGGTTTTCAGGGCGATCAAGGATCTCAAGGCAATCAGGGCGAACAAGGTAATCAGGGTTATCAAGGCGAGCGTGGAATTGGTTCATTGTCTTGGACATACAAAGTAAATACAACGACTCTTACAGATCTTGACCCTACCAATGATTATATAAGTTTTAATGCTGATCCTTTTACTTCGGCTACTCAAGTTAAAGTAGATGATAATCCATACGGAATAAATACTACTTTACATGATTTATTCTTAAGTATTCAGAGTGGTTATTTAACTTTAACAGATCAAGCCAATCCTTCAACATATGTTACTTATCAAATAAATTCTTGTGTAGATGGTACTTCAACAAACGATACTGAAGATGGAAGTTATGTAATCTTTAATGTGGCACTAGTTAGTACATACGGAGTAATAAATAACGAAGATTTTGTTACTTTGTCTATTGGACTTGTTGGTTCACAAGGATCGCAGGGTAACCAAGGTGATCAAGGTTCACAGGGAAATCAGGGGGAGCAAGGCAATCAAGGTTCCCAAGGCGACCAAGGCAATCAAGGATTACAAGGAAGTCAAGGAGAACAAGGATCGCAAGGTGATCAAGGCAATTATGGGAACCAAGGTGATCAAGGCGATCAAGGATCGCAAGGCAATCAGGGTGACCAAGGAAATCAAGGCACAACACCTTTAATTTGCACTACGCAAAACACAGGTGAATATTATTTTCAAACAGTTGGTGAAAATTACTATCAAAGTCCTATAGCAACAGGATTGGCATTTGCTGCTGGACAAATACTGTCTGTATACGCACCCACTGATAATATTATACAGTACATGAGAATAACTTCTTATAACCCCACAACAGGGGATATAGTTGCAGTCGTTACACATTCTTTAAGCCCAGGATTTAAAACATATAACACGCTTTCAATTTGTCTTGCAGGAAAAATTGGCGAGCAAGGTTCACAGGGCGATCAAGGATCACAAGGGAGTCAAGGAGATCAAGGAAATCAAGGCAACCAAGGAGATCAGGGATTTCAAGGAAATCAAGGCGACCAAGGTAACCAAGGATTACAAGGCGAACAAGGAAATCAAGGTGGTCAAGGCTCGCAAGGAAACCAAGGATTACAAGGCAATCAAGGATCAGATGCATTATGGAATTTCACAGGTGCTTATAGCGGTGGTGCATCATACTCCATAGGTGATGTAGCAACTTACTCAGGTGAAACTTGGTATCGTGTTGGTGCTAATGGTGGTAATGTTGGAGATATTCCTTCGCCAGGATTCTGGACATTAATTGCTCAGAAAGGTGACCAAGGCGAACAAGGTTCACAGGGTAATCAGGGCGACCAAGGTTTCCAAGGAAATCAAGGTTCACAAGGAGAGCAGGGAGAACAAGGAATTCAAGGTGATCAAGGCTATCAAGGATTACAAGGTAATCAGGGCAACCAAGGATTTCAAGGCAACCAAGGAAATCAAGGATATAGAGGCGAATCTACTGGAGAGACATACTATTTTAATTACTCTGTAGCATCTGATGTGGCTGGATATAAAGAACTTTCTATAACCCCAATTGCTACAGCCCAACAGATGGTAACAACATCATTGGCTGGAAGCACAGACAATATACTTATCGCTAGTTTCATAACGCCACAATTAGGGTTTTCAGTTATACCAGGTGGATCTCAGTTATTCCACCAACACTTTCTAAAGCAAGCCTCAAACGACCACATTCAAACTTATATTACAATACAATTAGCAAACTCTACTGGAACTCCAATAGGGCCAATATTATCAACAAATGCTCCAATGATAGGATGGACTGATAGTACTAATGCAGTAGAAACCTTAATGGATTTAGTGTTAACAACAACGACTATAGATCCTACTAATCGTATGATCGTTAAGATTTATGCAAATAACGATGATAGTACTTCTCACTCTTTGAAATGGTATACCGAAGGAACTGCATATTATTCGTTTGTAAGAACAACTGTAAGCGTAGTGCCGGTAATAGGCGAACAGGGTTTTCAAGGGTTTCAAGGAAATCAAGGTCAACAAGGATTACAAGGTCAACAGGGAAATCAAGGTGATCAAGGGTTTCAAGGCAATCAAGGAGATCAGGGTTTTCAAGGAAACCAAGGCGACCAAGGATTTCAAGGGGAACAAGGATTCCAAGGTAATCAAGGAGATCAGGGAAATCAAGGTTGGCAGGGTGATCAAGGATTCCAAGGCGAACAGGGCGAGCAAGGATTTCAAGGAGATCAGGGAAATCAAGGTGATCAAGGTTGGCAAGGTGAACAAGGCTCACAAGGAGAACAGGGAAATCAAGGTGATCAGGGATCACAAGGCGATCAAGGCAATTATGGAAATCAAGGCGACCAAGGTTATCAAGGAGCAACTGGTAGCTTTGGCGGTGTAACAGTTGAATATAAAATAGATACAAATAATTATTCAATCAATGATCCAGGCGATAACTACATAAGATTTAACAATGCTTCTCTTGCATCAGCTACGCATGTTATAATTGATGATAATCCCAATAATGCAAATATAGATCTTTCTCTGTTCTTAGCTACAATTTCTGCTTCAACAAGCACTATGAAGGGTCACTTTAAATTATCTAAGAAAAATGACTCTACAGTATTTGCACTTTACACTATAAGTAATTCTTTAGAGCAAGAGCCTAGCTTCTTTGATGTCACAATTTCTTATCTGTCTGGAATCGGAACATTTTCTAATGATGATGAAGTATTGCTCACTTTTGCAAGAACTGGAGATAAGGGCGATACTGGATATCAAGGTTTGCAAGGCAATCAAGGTTCACAAGGTAATCAGGGTGTCGTAGGCACAACTGGTAATCAAGGCTCACAAGGCAATCAAGGTTTCCAAGGTGTCGTTGGAACGACAGGAAACCAAGGTTCTCAAGGCAACCAAGGTAGCCAAGGAACAGTGGGAACCACAGGTTCACAAGGCAACCAAGGATTTCAAGGCATCGTTGGAACCACTGGAAACCAAGGTTCACAAGGTGCAACTGGAACAGGAAGTCAGGGGTATCAAGGATATCAAGGTGTTGGAAATCAAGGATATCAAGGATATCAAGGGTCTTCAGCAACTATATCTACAATAGACGGAGGTAGTTTCTGAAATGGCAACGATTAATGTAACTTCTACTGCGGACTCAGGTGCTGGTACGCTAAGACAAGCGATTACAGAC